TCTTGGCGTACAGTCTTGGGCAGCATCATTGGCAGCTTGTCTTTGGCGTCCAAGATGCCCATAATTTTTTCAACTCGATATTGTCGATATTGATCTGGGTTTAAATTTTGAACTCGTTGAATTTCTTCCGTAGCCGAACGCATGTCAAAGATGCCTTCTTTGACGCCTTTGGTTAATTCAGCAATTGCTGCTTCTGGAGTTGTGGCAGACCCCACAGCGTTCCATGCAAACTTCAACTTTTTGTCTTGCAAGTCAAATTGATTTTTATCAATCTCACCTTGTGTCTTTTTTTGCGCCAATTGAGCAGCAGTTGTTTCGGCTCTGGTTTTGATGATGGCAGGTATTTGTGATGCGCCGCCACCTTTTGAAAGTGAACCAATCAACTTGTTGTAGTCAATGTTCCCAGTGGGGTCAATAGAAGACGCATATGCTTCTGTCAATGCGTTTTGCACACCCTCGGCACGTTGCGCAGCACCAAGCTGAAACCGAGCCAGTTCTTGTGCTTGCTGACCGCCCTGGATTTGCTGAATCTGAGCGTACTCTGCCAACGCATTCCGAGGCTGGAACTCGGGCATACGAAATGACATTGCGATGTTGGGGTTAACGAGTGCCATGTTTAATCCTTATGGTGCATATCCAGTTGGACCTTGACCGCTGTAAGTATTGGCCCCAATCCCAGACGATGGTAAGCCACGGTTGCCAATAAGCTGGCCCAACAATGCGTTCTGATTTTGCTGCTGGTTGTAATTCATGTACGAACCCAAGCCTTGAGTCAACGCGCTGGCACCGCCCATGTAGCCAGATGCTCGGGCTTGGGCTGCTGCACCCATTGCTTGGCCTACATTGCCAGCCATTGTTTGCCCCGCTGCACCTAATTGCGCAGAAGTAGTTTGACCAACACCAGCCAAAGACTGTAATGGGTTTAAACGGGCGTTACGCTCGGTCTGGTAACGGTTGAATGCGTTTTGGTACTCCTGTGAACCAAGGTCTTGACCAAATCGTTGAATTCCTTTAAGCGTACCACCCGAAAGCAAACCACCCCGGGCAGCAGCGGATCGTTCCAAACCTTTCATGCCTTCGGACATGCGAAACGCATAGCCAGGGTCAGCTTGGAACTGCTGCATCCCAAAGGGTGTGTACTCGGACGCCAACGGAACCAGTTTGTTTAGCGCAGTGATACCAGCTTCACGAAACGGAGCGTTCAACTCAACGTTGCGCTCAAACTGCTCACGCTGCAAATCGGCAGCACGGTCGGCAGCACCGGCTTGAGCTTTAGCTGCCTTGTTGGCTGAGTAAGCGCCCAATAAAGCACTGCCTCCAATTGCGGTTGCTACGTATGTCATGGTGATACCCCTTGTGCCTGTAACTTAGACAATTCTGCCGTGGAAGAAATCAACCCCATCTCATCATAAGACGGCGAAATTACCTCTTCCTCAATTTTACTTAAGTCCGACTCGTTCTCAAACTCTGTGAGGTGAACCGTGGTCCATATCGTATCTTCTTCTGCGTAAACTGCCCGCTTTAAGCCTACTTCAGAAATAAACGTGCAAGGCGCTACAAAGTATTTTTCACCAAACTCAGTAAAGACTTTAACTTTTCCCTTGGAAATGATGTTCAAGTGTTGATGACGGTGAATTTTGCCAACGACAAATGAACCTTTGGGTAAAAATATCTCACGGGCGTAGGTGCTGCACCCGTACTTTTCGCTTTTGGGTGCAAAATAATGTTTGAGAGTGCATTCTTGCGCCAAAGACTCAACAGCGCCGCTGTCAATCATGGACTGCATTTCTGCTTGCGCAGCCAGAACCGTTTCGCGGAACCACACCTTTGATGGTGCGTTTACTGCGACTTCAAAACCTTTACCGTAAGTTACTCGCATCAGGTCACCTCACGCCCGCTGACGCGCATGTTGATGGCGCTGGCGGTTCCAGCGATTGTACTGATGAAGCTGCCAGGATTCAAAACCTGTCCGACCAACTCGGGGAACGTGTAGACCTCAGACGGCTGAAGCGTCTTGGTCTTGGTGATCAGGTTGCTGTTGCCAGGAGAGCCAGCAAGCGTAACCAAGTTGACCGAGATCGTGGCAGCACTGGCGCTGTAATTGGTCGCGGTGAACTTGTCAATGATCGTGGTTACGCCAGTTGCGGTGTACTGGGTTGTTTGGCTGTTTGCGACATCTTTTGATGGCACAAGGTTTTTGACGGTGACTGTCATTAGGGTTTCTCCTTATGTTGGCGCGGTAAACGCCGTAATTAAACCATCGGTGAACGTCAACGACCCGTCTGCGCCCAAAACCGTGATCTTTGCCAATGTGACAGAACCAGAAACACCCCCTGCACCTGAAAGCGCAGACGATGCAGGCACGTTTTCCCAGCGGGCCTGCACCGAGTCGTACTGGAGCAAATCACCATTGGCAAGCCCGGTAATCTCGACGTTGGAGTCGGTTGCACCCAAAGCCGAGCCGAATGTGGGTCGCACAAACAAGATGCCGTTGCTGGCCGCATGGACCACCGATGCCACGATGACTTTGGGGTTGGGGGCCGTAGGGACGTTTTTGGTCAGACCACCTGCAACAGCGGGGTTGTAATACAAAATCTGCCCGTCAACCCAAGCCTCTGCGCCGCCAGTGGTGTTGACTTTTTTAACCTCACCAAACCATGTGACGTAACCCCATCCATTGTTGGCGATGTTCTGGGTGGCAACACCCATAATGTATTCGCTCTGCGTTGAGGTCAACCCAGTGGCCGGTGCGCCACGCAGCCCACCAGAGGCACCCACGGTGCCCGTAAACATGACGACTTGACCCTTGGTGATAGTGGCGCTGGCCTTGACCCGGTAATAAGTTTCTTCACCAACGTGTTGGATGACCTCGCCGCTGTCCTCCATGACGATGTTGAGCGTCTTGATCGCATCGGCATCGTCCCAGTACACCGTGCCGTTGGCAAGCGGGCCAGTCGGAAACCCGTCAGGCGTGGTGTCAAATTGCAGCCACGGCACGTTGTCCTGCTGGAGCGCGGCCATCGTACCCAGTTCGTCACGGGGTAGCGTTTGCAACCCGTCAATTTGCTTTTGCAACTCGGCAATCTGGTCAAGCGCACTCTCCTGAGTCGGCTGCTTTTGAGCCGACTCAATGTCGATGACAACCTCGCCAAAGTCTTCCTGAGTGGGCATCGGTGGACCCAACTGCAAGTCGGTCAGCGATGCCGTGTTCTGGCCGCTGCCGGTCAACACAAACAGGTTCAGGAAAAACCTATACCACTCACGCGAGATGAGTCCGGTCTTCGGGTCCAGCAAAGGAACCCGAGGAGGCGTGATGTTGGTAAGTTGAGAAGTTGCCATTACGCTGTGGTCGGGCTAAGGATAAGTTCAGCGCCAGTGATGGCAATCTTCACGGGGTCAGTACCCGACAACTCGTAAACCCGGTCACGCAGCTTGAGCGTCATGCCCAAACGCCTCCAGAACGTGCGTTGCCCATAAGTGCCGATTCGGCCAATGGGTGCCCAGTGTTCGTTAGACCATGTGTGCCCACCGTCATCACTCCATCGCAACATGACTTGGGGGGTAATTGCTGCATCCGATGGTTGGAGAGAATTGGTTCCGGCAACTGCAATACTGGCAATTGCGATGTTAGCAATTGCCGAGTTATTGCGAACAGGATAAGCAATTCCATTCAACCCAACGCCAGCCTCGCAGTTAAGCTGAAGGCTGTGTTGCGCAGTTCGTTTAAAGTTGTTTTGACCCGTAGGCAGCGCTCGCCATGTGCGCAGCCACTTTTGAATCTGCCCGTTGTCCGAATAGTCTTCAAGGTCGAATGCGTAGATGTTGCCGTTTTGAAAGTCGCCAACAATGATCTCGTTGTTAAACGCCATCTGGCAGTTGCTGCGGTGCCGTGTAAAGTCACCGTTGTTAAACCCGGCTCTCTCGTGCCACGCCTGCGTCGCCACGTCATACACCCATGTGGTGTTGGCCGATGGAAAGATCAGCACATAAAAACTATGGCCGTCTTGTTGGTACGTGTACCCAAAAGCGTCGGTGATGTCGCTGTATTGTTGGATGTGCCACTCAACAGCGTGCGTTGAGATGCGGGTGCCCGTGTAGCCGTTGGCCCGGTAGACGATGCCCTTGCCACGGGCGTCAGAACCCAGCCAGAACACGCCGTTATCGAGTTTGGCAAGCGAGTAAGGGGATATGCAGCCAATCTCGTTAAAAGCGCCTTGGATGCGCTGTAATGGAAAGTCTGGGGTGCCTGCGTTGTACCAAACCTCGACCGAGTTGGTGCCCAGCACCCAGACCTCACGGTGGTCAACAATCAAACCAGTGACTTCATCGGGAGCACCTTCGGCGCTTGCAAAATCCAGCGGGTCCACGGACAGACCGTCCAGCAGACTGGTAACCCAAATTTTTTGACTGTTTGGCTCGTTGAACACGAAGTAGCCATCCAGATAACCCACGCTTACCGCACCAGGAAAGTCTGGGTCAGTGATCTGCTGGAACACGTTTGTTGTGTTGTTGTAGATGTAGCTTGGCCCGTTGGCTGCGATAAACAACTGAGTGCCGTTATCGGCAATGCTGACAGGGCCAGTGCCTACCACAGTACCCAGCAGTGTAGCCGTGTAGCTGCGGTTGATCTTGAACAACTGAGTGCCCGACACGACAAAAGCGGTGTTGCTGTCCGGCGCAAAATCCCACAGACCACGAATTGGACCAGTGCCGATTGTTGCCAGTCGGCGCAAACCTGGTGCGCGGTTTAAAAACGCAGGCTCTAGTCCACCCTCGGGGATGACTTCGGGGAACAGGTTGACCATGCGGGCATCCGCAGCGTTGACGCTGCGGGTGACGTAGGATGAACCGAGGATGGGCGTCTTCATGCTGTACCTATCCTTCGTAAGCCTTTGCCGGTAGTCCAAACAGTCTTACCGACACGCACGTTGATTGCAGAACCAAGATATTTTTCCAGCATCACGTTGTACACGCGACCCAAACGAATGCACAATTCGAATTTACGGGAACGAAATGTGAATTCCATGATCAGAAGTTACCGGCGTAGATGTTGAACCGCTGACGATTTGCCACCACAGCGTAGGGCAGACTCATCACATCATATGGGTTGTTGATGCGCTTGAGGTTACGCTTGCTTGTCATGGCGATGCGCTGCACCTGTGGGCTTGGCTCCACGCCAAACTCAGGGGCCATCTCCATTGCCAAGTTGTAGGCAAACGCCCGCATATAACCTGGTGGAAAGAACAACTCGGTCGCCAGTGTGGCAGGCTGCGTCAACTCTTGCACCGAGATGAAGTGCCACTCCAGCAACTGCGTTGGCCGAGGGTAGATGTACATCTCCACGTTGGGGAACGTGTTGTTGATGAAGATGACCTGCGGGAAGGTCGATGTCGAGGTCTTAACAGCGATGCCGTTGTACTGATCTTGGTTGATGATTTTGATGCCATACGACACGCCGCTGGGGGCGCGGAAGTAGGTGCCATCATCAAGTTGGATTGGGCGGTTGCCCACAAAATCACCAGAGGGGCCAAGGGTCTGCTTGATCTGGCCCACGGGCCAGTTGAACACTTGGTCTTGGGTGCAGAACACAGATAGGCGCTCGGTGTTCCACGAGTCGATCATCTGGTTCATTGCAGTCAAGCCGTCTTGACTGGTAGCCGCTGACGGGGTTTCACCTTCGGCAAGAACACCAAGCAGCCTAAGTGCTCGATTGATTTGATCCCCCGCTGTGTAACTCATTGGGAATCTCCTTTTGATTGTTTAAAGGCAGCGCGTTTATTTCCAATCAAGGACGCTGAAATCTTAGCGCGTTCTTCAACCGAAAACACACGCGCTTTGGCTCGATCACTTAGCAATTTGCGTTGAGCATCGGTGACCGTAGAAACGCCCTTTTTTGCCAACGAAATGTTTCGCTTATGTTCTTCAGAAAATCCGCGTTTTTTGGCAGACTCGCTCATCTTAGCCCGAGTCTCTGGGGAGTGTTTTGTACCCAGTGGTGAATTTGCTATTGGGCGACCATTGTACGCAGGCCGGAAAAAATCAATCCAAAATTGTTCGCGGTCAATTAGTGAGTCTTTGTTTTCAACAAACTGCACAATTTCCCAATCAAATGCGTCTGAACCGTATTTTGCATACGCACGCTGCAAACGGGTGCTGTGGTGGCACTTTTTGACCAGCGCATTTCGATGGGCACGCCATCTGCGACTTACAGCAACGGCTGAACCAACGTACATGTCTCGTGTGACGTTGTTTACTATTGCGTAGATCGCAGAAGCCATGTTACTTCCCTTCGGATTCGTCGCTTGCCAGCGTGTCGCTGTTGGGCTGTTCGATGGATTGATCGGTCACTTTGCGAGTGTACTTGCGCTTTGGCGCTTCGACTACCGGCTCGGGTGCCACCTCGACAGGTGTGGCAGGATTGTACCGTGTCCAGCCGTTTTTTTCATCCATCTCAATTTCAGCTTCGTTGGTGGCAACTTTGGCACCAAACTCAGGGTGTACAAGGACAATGTTCATTTAAATCTCCATGTGAAAACGGGGCCGAAGCCCCGTTTTACCAGTTGCCTAAAAATTAAGCAACGCGATACAGCGTCCAAGTACCTGCGCCGGTTTTACGGGCGAGGAATCGGGCCGATGTAGCAGCGGCAACAGCGGCTGCGCCAACGATGGTCCAGCCAGTGCCGACCACAACAGTGGCAGCATTGGTTGCACCAATGTTGATGATGCCGAACTCAAACGCCGCGTTCACTTTTTGTGCGCTGGTAATGTCGGCTTCCAACAGTGCCACGGTGGGCAAAGTCAGGTTGACAGCAGCGCCGTCATATGTGAACAGACCATTTGACAGTTGAGCAGCGGTCAAAGTTGCTGCGGCTGTCAGTGCTGTGGGGGCACCTTGAACCGTCAGGTTAGCTTCGCCAAGGTTGCCGTCACCGAGTTGGTAACCGCCTGCGCCATTAGGGAGAGACATGATAATTTCCTTTCAGATTGATTTGAGAACGGGGGCCGAAGCCCCCGGTTCGATTTAGCCGAAGATGCGGCAAGCCATTTGTGGACGGATGGTGTTGTAACCATACAACACGTCAACACGGCAAGGCATACGATCGTTGTTGATGTCGTACTGACGAACAACACGCAGGCTGATACCGTTGTGAACGGCACGGCTTGCCATGTCAACGCCTTGTGGCAGCAACAGGTCGGCAGTGGCGAACGCAATGGCGTCACGGTGGTACACCAAGTTCTGGGGGAACGAACCACTAGCGGCACCAACGAAGATGACAGCCTTGGCCGTAGCAGGCAAGGACACCACGGTACACAGGGCGTTAGCAGCCGAGTAGATCGGGGCGACAGTCACAGTGGCTGTGGTAGTGCTGGTGGAGGAGGAGATCGCCACGAACTGGAACAACGAACCTGTGGACTCACGAGTCTGTGGGTTGGCTGCAAAGCAGTCAGCGATTGTGAACACGTCACCGGGGTTGATGGTTTCGCCAGAGCCGACAGTCAGAGTCAGAGTGGTTGCGCCTTCAGCAGTCACGGCAGCAGCAGTCACGGTGCCAGTAGCAGCACGGGTGCCGCAGGTGTGGACCTTGATCGACTGAGACATGTTGACTTCTTCGTAGCCCAACACTTGCTCACCCATCATGCCGTTCTTGAACTGGCGAGAGATGACATCTGTGGGGTTAAAGAAACCAGACAGACCGTTGACCAGAGCAGCGTTAGCGGCAGGGTTCACGGTAGCGTAACGAGGCGACATGGTGGCGGCGTTCTCGTTCAGCTTCTGCTGGGCTTGCAACAGCACCAAGGCAGTGGCAGGGGCGATGCCGGGAGTACCGACAGAGTTACCCACCAGACGGTAGGCGTTGGCAACGTCAGCGTCCACGGTAGAGGCCAACTGGCTGATACGTGGCTTCAAGACACGCTCTGCGAAGTCGTCCAACTGCATGGTCAATTCAGCGGATGTGAAGTTGATACCGATGTGCTTCTGGCTGGAAACAGTCAGAGTGGTGAACTGTTCGTTGTCGTCCTGAACTTGCAGGGCGGCACCGTCAGTAACCAGAGCGCGGTCGGGCAAACGGATACGCAGTGTAGAACCGATTTTTGCGCCTTCAACAGCGAAGCTGTCGTCGTACTGGCGGTTCACGTTGCGGGTGATGACGAGGTTGTTTTCCAAGATCTCCAGCGATTTGCGGGTGATCATGTCAATGGTGAGAAGCGAGTTACTCATGATGATTTCCTAAAATTAGCGGTTGCGGAGTGACTTTGCTTTGTCGATTTGTCTTTGGCGGTCGGCAGCAATCCAGTCCGATGTACTCATGCTTTTGACAGAACGAGGATCGGTGGTGTCAGTGACACCAGTGGTTGTTGCTCGTGCGGTTACCGGACGAATCGGGTCAGGCGCAGTCGAGGTTTTCTTTTGGAAAGGCTCGGCAGTTAGTTTAGCCTCAACTTTTCCAATTTCACGCGCTTGCAACAGGGGCGACAAGCGGGCTATGCGGTCAGCTTCCTTGGGGTTACTGCCCAGCCAATAGGCCAGATCAGGTCCAAGGTCAGACGCTTTGATGGTTTCGGCCATCACATCGGTGACTCGAAGATTCGGGTTATACGCAACTTGGTCAAAGTCATCGTATTTAGACCGGGCCTCCTCCTCACGTTCTGCGAAAGTTTCTTCAATCTCAGCGCGTTGTTTCTGGATCTCCCGATGTTGGACCAGCTTTTCAGCTTCGGCACGGATGAAATCACCGTATGCCTGTGGGCTGTCAAATTGATCTGCGGTCGGAATCTCCGTTGGCGCGGCTGGCACGGGTGCCTGCTTTGCCTGCTGCTCACGTTCCCATTTGCGCTGTTCTCTTGCGAGGCGCTTGCCAATCATCGCGTCGATTTCAGCCTGGGAATACTTCTTTTCTTCCTGGGTGCTACCGTCTTGATTCTCAGCTACTACCGGCGCATTTTGTGCATTGTCCGTGGTGGCCGTCACCTCGGGTGCTTGCGCGGAGTCTACTTCCGCTAAGGTTTGGACTTCATCAGTCATTTCATGTTCCATTGGAACCCCGGTGAACCTCGCCGGTACGGTTGGTTAAACATTACCGATAGTAACTGATATTCAAAATTCCGCTTGCCGATTGTTGGATAAAGCGGATTTTTGTCAAGTCACCGTCATACTGCAACGGAACACCGACAGCAATAGGCATACCAACAGAAGTGGAGGGTGCTACACCGTCATCGCGCCAGCGCACAGGGGCGCCTTCCGCAACAATCAGCGCAAAGGCGGGGGTGCAATTAAGCCCGTTGGCATCGGTCGTGGGCAAAGTTAAGCCAGCGGATGCACTTAAGTTGGTGATTTGCTGATAGCCGAGGCACGAGGTAACAATTTTGAGTTGGTTGTTTGCCATTTTAGAATCTCCGGGGTTGTGTGAACGATCTTAATGCAATAGGAAACTCAGCCGTTGAATACGGGGGTGACAAGCTAAAGTTCCATCCGTCATTATTACCGGCATCTGTGTTTTCAAAGTCAGTGTAAGCGTTCCAAGAAGCCCCGCCAACAGCGTTGATGTCACGAATAGTTAAGTCAACTACGTTAACTGTACCTGATGCTTGTGATAGTGTAGCTTGCGATCCGGGCGTTGTAGACTGTAAAAACTTGACGTTGGCGTTATTAGCCACAAAGCTACCAACTGTGCTGGTCACACCCGCTTTGAGTTGGACAGTACCATTGGTGATAGTGAACGCTCTTGTTGAGCCTTGAGTGAGCGCGTCTTGAAAAGCAAACGTGCCTCCGACACCATCAAAAGAAAAAGGCGTATCAACTGTGATTCCGTTTGTCGTGATTTGTTGGACACCGGATGTCCCAGCCAGTCGAAAATTACCGGTTGAGCTAATGGTCATTCCAGAATCAAAAGTCAAATTACCGTAAATAAACCTACCAACAGCAGCCGTAGCCGCGCCTTTGTACCCGGTGTAATTCAGATTAAGGAAGTGCCCGCCAACATCAACAATATCGGTTCCTGCTGTGATGTTTACTGTTACGGCTGTAGCTGACGAGCCGCCAGCAGTATTGCCAGCACGTATTATTCGAGTTCCTACCGAGCCAGAATAAGTGCAATTGAATGTTGGCGTTCCAGAATACACAAACCCAGTTATTGTATTCATACCTAATACGCCAGCAAAACTATTACCGGTTACTGTGATATCACCAGTGCCAAAATTTATGGTTCGGACGTTTGTGTTACTTGACGCAAATCGACCAACAGTAAGAGTATTGTTGTTAAGTGTTAATGTGCCTGATGTAAGCGTAAAGTTGTTTGACTGAACAGCGAGTGTTGCGTTGCCACTTAGGCTTAATGTTATGTCAGACTTGTCAACAGTTGTAGCGCCAGTGGCCGCTGTTGAAGCAACGGTAACTGTAGCCGCCGTGCCAGAGTTAGCGTCAAAAAACACTACATCTGCGGTTGTGGGCGCAGAAACACCGCCAGCGCCGCCCGATGTAGCCGCCCAGTTGGTAGTGGAACTTGCGTCCCAGGTTCCAGAGCCACCCACCCAAAATCTGTTTGCCATAATTGTTCCTTAGAAGTACGCAACTTCTTTCCAGCGGCCATCTCTGGAGCTGTAAGTTAACCACAATTCATTTGTGTCAGTAACGACCCGTGTTGCCGCATTGAGGTCTAATCCTCTGTTGTTAACACCGCTTGCAGTACCGCTTATGTATGTGATGGTTTCACCTGCTTTGGCGTAAATACGAACAATTTGACCGGGAGGAAAGTTATTAAGAAAGTTGATACGATCTGCGTCATCAAGCGGTGCGGTATCCGACTGTGCCTCAATTTGAACTAAATTTGAGATAATCTCAGGCACGGTTCCAGCGTTTACCACCAACACGCTGGGCACGTTATTAGGGATTAACGCAAAATCAGCAGTAGTTCCCCCTGTTCCAAGAAACTCAACACCATCAATAAAATAGCGCGATGTTTGGGACTGACAAGATACAAGTCTTGCTGATCCGGGTGTTGACGCAGTGGCAAAGTTTCCTTGGAAATCAAGAACGGTCGAAGGGACCGTAAAAGAAACTGCCTGTGGAGCGCCGGACGTGCCAAAAATTCTCGGTGTGTACACGCGATGAGATACGGTGTTTCCCGAAAACAAAATACACGTTGTCAACGACGAAAAGAACGGGTGGTCAAAGGTATATCTATTTCCAGCAGCAAAAATGCCGCCTGTCGGCGTTGCACTAGCTATTCTTGGTGAACCACCAGACGTTACAGAATTTGCATACTGTTGATCTTCAACATCAAGGATGTCAAAAATTGCGCCATTGACAACAATATATATCTGATGGTTAGTAATTCGCACTGCGCTGTCCCAAGCACAACCAAGTGCTTGAAAGTTCAACGCATACAAGTGTTGAGGTGATGTGGTTTGACCCGGCGCACCTGCAACAAGGGCATTGCCGCCGCACTCAAGGGCGCGGACATTAAACAAAGACCAGTGAAATGGCGCGCCGCCTTTATTTGTTGCTCCACTGGTTGTTCCATCGTCAAAAACAAACCCGTGCCGTTTGGCGTCTTGTACTGTTACTTGATGGTATTCGGAAAGTTCAGTACCGTACCGAGAGTTCAAACCGTCTGTGGGCTGTTGAAAAATGTAGACATCTTCAAGCCACTGGCGCGAAAGAACTACCGCAGCACCAGCAGGCGTGTCATCCCCGCCCATAAGAATCCCGTGACCCGTGGTCGTAGTGGCTGCGTATCTGGTTGGCGTTGACCTAAAAGCAACGCCGATAATTTTTGGGCTACGTTGTTTGATTTGCAAAACGGGACCGCTGGTGTGCGATCCCAGAATTACAGTTTTGCTTGTGTGCCCACCATCACCATTTAGAGTTTGGTTTCCTCTGTTAAAGATTAAAGGACTGCTGGTCAAATAAGTGCCAGAGGGCATGTATACGCTGACCGATGCGTCAATAGCTGCTTGTATTGCTGCCGTGTCATCCGTTACCCCATCACCAACAGCGCCAAATTCTTTGACGTTTACAAACCCATCTAGCGTGTTGTAAACGGCGTTGTTTACGTCATTGAGCCAATCGGCTTCAATGACTGTGATGTTTGGAATGAAATTTGTAGAAGCCATTTGTTGTCCTTAAGGTGCGATCAGGCCAAGATTGACCAACGCCTGATGCACAGCGGCAATTGTTACCGGAACGCCAGTTTGACGGGCTGTAGCGGCGGCGTTGTAGAACCCCAAAAGGTTTGTGCCTGTGCCAATGTTGACGGTGCCTGTTGATTTGGCAACGACAGCCACACCTGCTGTTGCATCACCTTCAGCGGTGTAAGAAACTAGTTGCCCAGTTACGTTGCCTGCGGTAACTGGGTAATTGACGTTTGCTTGCGTAACAACTTGCCGAGTTGGCTCAAAAATAACGCCGCCAGGTGTGCCGTTAACGATGGTGGCCGCACCGCCAGCGTATGGGTTGAGCAAAGGAACCGAGCTAAACCGAACGATGTTGGTGGTGGTGACATTGATAGCGCCGTTACCTGCGCTGCCTCGGCTGTACGATTCAAAAATGCCGCTGCCAATCCATAGAGTGTTGAAGGTGCCGTCAACGCGCACAGCGTGGGTTTCCGACAAGACGGAATAGACGTTGCTGACTTGCACCAAGTGGTTGCTGCCGGACGAGATGTCGATGACGGCAGATCCCGGCAAAGCAGTAGCCGGGGAAGTAGGGGGCCACGCTTGCCCCAAGTGGAACAAGTTGGAGATCTGCAAGTGAGCGTTGCTGCTGGAGTCCACAACAATAGCCCGACCGCAAAAATCGGAGTAAAAACTGTCGATCATGATCACTTTGGCCGAGCCACCGTAGGTGCTGACAGTGACAAACAGACTAACGGCAACACCAAACGTAAAGATGCGGTCCATCCACAAGCCATCGACACGGTACAGCGTAATTTCAACGCAGTTGGCTTGTTGCCACTGAAGCACCGAGTCAGCTTCGCTCCAATAGGTCCAAGCATGAAGGCCATCAAACTTACCGATGTCGTACACACGGTCAAAGGAAAAACCACGGTAGAAGAACTGACCTGTGAGGTTTTCGTATTGAAGGCGAACTGCGAAATCTGTCAAAACACCACGATAGACGTTGTGGAAGTGGACACGATTCAAAAACAAAGTGCCTTGGGTGTCTTCAACGCGAATGACCCAATCGCGCACCGCAGGCACCCAGCCCGGGCCCGGTGTTGCGTGACCTTCTTGGAAGATCGCAATGTCAAACAAACCAGCGCCTTTGTTTAAATCACCCGTGACTTGAATCAATGGGCCTGTGGTTGAAGCGTGAATCAACCATGTACCCTTACCCGGCAATGTGATGGGCCGCGCATTGTCCAAATCAAATGCGCCTTGACCAACCAAACGAACCATGCCGGTAATGCTAAGTGTGCCAACAATGCGGTATCGCTTGGCGTCAAAGTGCAGTTCAATCTGGCCGCTGCTGGCTACTTGAACGTAGTCAATAGCTGCCTGAATAGCTGCGGTGTCATCGGTTGTACCATCTCCAGCAGCGCCAAAATCTGCCACATGGACAATTTGACGCATCTTGTCTTGCGCTGAAAGTGGGTCAGCACCAGTACCAGCCTGCGTAAAACCAATCCAGTCAGCGCCTGTGTTTCCACCAAGATCTTGAACTGTTCCGACTTGACCTTTAAAGCCAGTGAAGCCAACAGTGCTGGCGTTGCCAAGCGAATTGATGCCCGAAATGTTGTCCCATGTTGCCAACAACACATCTGTGCTGGTCCTGAGCACAAATTTGTAAGCTACACCCGCAGTTAACCAGATTTCACTGCTGCCCGGCACTCGACCTGCCGCATCAAGAAGAATTGGGTTTGGTTGAGGAGTGACACCTGAAGACGATGTATACGTAACCGCTGGAGTGGTTGTACCCGCTGCGTAGGTAAACAGTTTTCCGCCCGACAACGGGTCGCCATTGTTGTCAAAAAACTGAGCGCCTGCGCCGCCAACGGGTGAAAGATTTACCGACATTTCGGCTCCTTATGCGAGGAATTTTAACTTGTACAGGGTGGACAGGTAAAGCCCAACAATTTCATCAATGATGTTTTGAATCGGGGTGTCGTTCTTGTCGCACACCTCATAGCGCATACCCTCGATGTCTTTGAGGGACTGCTCCAAAAACTCGATGATGTTGCCGTTCTTCTTGGCGCTCATCAGGCTGATGGGTCCAATTAGACCACGACGACCTTGGTAAGCCTCGGCAAACTTGTCGGCCAACTCAATCACATTTTCGTAAAAGTGCCGCAGCGCCTTGTGTTTGGAGTAGGACCGGGTGTTCAGGTGAACCGAATGGGCCACGTCACGAGCCAAGAACAACTCGCCTACAAAATCAGCGCATTTCATTCATGTCTCCTTGGAACGGCATCATCTCGGGCTGCATTTCAGGCTGCATCTCGGGCATCTCGCGCTGCTGGTTCATCATAACCATATTGTCGTTGGATTCCATCGCAGCAGCCACAACGCCCATAGCAATATCTTGGATCTGTTGCTCACTCATGCCAGCTTGAACAGCGGAAATGCGCTGTGTTTCGGCCTGATATGCCTTGATGTCAGCCTCAAACTGCTTGATCTGCATCTCACGGGCTTCCATGCTCTGGTTGACGTTTTGCAACATCTGGAACATGTTTTCCATCTCAGCAGCCATTGCCTCCATCTGCTGATTGGCTGCTGCCAAGGCTGGATCGTCATCATCGGCCAGCACTTTGGGGTCGATGGTCTTTTTGAACCGCTTGGCGAGGTCTTGAGCACCAGGCCAGTCCATGTTCTTGACAAACAGGTCGCCAGCGACTTGCCACAACTGTGGGTTGCCTTGCAGCAACTGGGCCATGCTTTCCAAAGCCTCTTGACGCTTGGTAGCGTAGCCGGGACCAGTGATCACGCGCACATCGTACTTGCCAACAGCCGGGTTGTAGATCTTCTCGATCAAGTTACCTTCTTGGTCCACGATGCGCTTGACTGGTTCTTCCTGCATCGGGTTCATCTTGACGGTATCTGGCTCGCCGTCCTCACCGATGATGCGGGCAATGCGCTCGGTGTCGTAAATCTTGGGGATCAGGTCCACGAGTTGACGACCAATGTGACGGATCGCACGGGCCAGGTTGTCAACGTAGTGGTAGGTGCCGATGTCGCCCTCACGCTGACGCGCAAGGATGGCTTTGCCCGAACGCTCGTTGCTGGTCATGCCCAGCGAGGCGTTGTACTGGCCGGTGGCCGACTTGATGTCTTCAGCAGCGCCCGCCTTGGCCTGCAACAGGCCGCTGGAGGCCATTGGAGGTTGTGCCCGCTGGGGTAGTGGCAACACAGCGCCTTGGCCGTCTGTAACGTCTGGATTGACCTCCAGATAGGGCCAGTTGTTCGTGTTGGCAGTCTTCCACTGCTGCTCGTAGCCTTCAAACTGACCGCCGTACCCGATAAACGGGGCTTTGGGGGCCAGCGCCAGCATCTCAGCTTCCTGCGACACCCAGTAGTTGTACATGCGCTGGGCGTCCTTGGCGTTGCGCACCAAGCCCGACACGTACATTTGGCCGTCAACCTCAAACTCGTTGCCGACCACGCGCACCACGGGGATGTATGTGCCAGCCCACTCGCGTTCTTCGAGGATGTCGTAGCCGTTGATCTTGCACCACTTGACCTTTTTGCGGTCAGCTTCACGGGTGCGGATTGGCTTGCCGAACATCAAGCGCAGCGTCTTGTCCTCGGGCGAACCGCTAAACGCAGTCTGGTTGCCGGGGTACAGGTTGAGCGTTTGTTTCTCGTACTCGATGTAGAAATACTCGGCGATGCGGACAGTGTTCTCACCAATCCACTGAGCGATGGACTGATCGCCAACGCCAAGGCTCATCAAGGTGCTGATGGGCGCTGCATCGGGATACATGCGCTCGTATTCAGCTTTGGTCAGGTCTTCCGTGACAAAGCACCAACGGGCGTCTGCGCCCGTGGGGTCTTGGATCATGGGGTCCATGTAGACGCTGAAACTGTTGCGGATGCGCCCAATCTTGATGTCCTGATCGAACGTGTCTTCGTCGCAATACTCGGTCAGCAGCCGGATGTAGCCTTCGCCGTAGGACACTTGGTTCTCGCAGGCGGTGTCGTAGGCCACATCAGCATCGGAGATGTATTCGATATGGCGTATGACACCATTGAACACATCTGCCATGTCCACATCGGCCTTGTCGTCAGCCGGGATCACCTTGATGCCGGGACGGTTCATACGCTGCTCGTTCGTCACTTGGTGAACGTGCTGCGGCAGCTTGTTGATGGTCAGGCAGGGGCGGGCGTTGATCGTTTGACCCTGCACCGCGCCACGAGTCTGGAGCACGTCAGCAGGCCACTGCCACTGGTTGTCTGGGGAGCCTGCGTAGAACCGCAAATCGTCAAGTTCGTCTTCCCGAGTCTGGGAAAACGCCGCCATTGCCATCTTCATGCGTGAACGGGCAACGGTCAGAATTTCCTCGGAACCGCCTTTTGACGGGTACGGTCCGTTTTTTGCCACATTTGCTGCGGCTACGATTCCGGTGGTGTCTTTCATGCGTCAAATACTCCGAGGGTGTGTGATTCCCTCATGACCAGAAGGTTGTCACCTTCATATTTCAAATCTTGGCCGATGGAATCACCAAATAGCACCTTGTCACCGACTTTTACGTCTTTGGCGTCAGGCCCAGCGGAGATTACCACACCCGTGCCAGTTTGTTTGTCACGCAACAGGATGAAAAGCTCATGTTTTTCCATGTCTGGGCGCACGATTAGGCAGTCTTGCAAGGCTTGGAGGCTCATTTTTTGGTCTTCATTGTTGGTTTTTTGGGAGGGTTACCGCTGCCCGCCGCCGCGCGCTTAACAGAGTAGGCAATCGCAACGGCCTGCTTTACGGGTTTACCCGCAGCTACCTCGGCCTTCACATTCTTGCGAAACGCCTCGGGGGATTTTGTCTTGACGAGTGGCATCACTTGGCCTTTTTAGCAGGTTTGGCAGTCTTGGCCGACTCTTTGAAGTCTTTGGCCGAGGGTGCGCCAGCAGCGCCGGGTTTGCGCATCTTTTCGCCGCTACCTGCGGCAATACGGGCGCGTTTGGCGTTGATGTTACTGTAAAGACCGGGTTTTGTAGCCATCATGACCCCATCCAAGAAGTAAGGGCAGCACCGTTTTGAGCGTTGCGCCTAGTGAGTGGTTGCTCAGTGTACTCTCTATGAGCCACAGGAAACGCAAAAGTCACACAAATAGCATCTGCCGCATCAGGCGATGCAAGGCCTCTTGCTTTCATGTCCTTCTTGCTCTCCAAGAAAATTGTACCCCTAGAATCTGGCTTGATCATAGGCGAAACCAAATCAGTCTTCAAGAACCTGTCTTTGGGAATACTGGCAGATCTCAGCCAGTCCTTCATCTTGCCCCACATCTCAGCACGCTTATTGCCATACATGATGGGGTTCGCACTCTTGTTGCCAAAGTTGACACCCTTGATCTTGTAGCGTTGCTCTTTCAGCCGGTCAACAATGCCAGCGCCAAGACCTCCCTCGTCGATGACAACTAGGGCAGGCTTGAACTCCTCGATGGCCTCAATGATGTGGCCCACCACCGTCATGGTGTCATCCCCACGGTGGCGGTCAATGCGAACAATATCCCTGCCTTGCCTCACAGCAATCACCGTGGCATCAGCGCCAAAGCGTGCTGGGTCAACCCCCACAATGATGGGCGCTGTCTGGTCCTTGTACTTGGCCCTGCTCATCGCCTCATCCACAATGTTTGACGGAATAAACTGGTCATCGCCAGCATTGGGAAACTGCCCGTAAACCTCAACGTGAGCCTGGCTTGAGTCAGGGCCGTACTCATCAATGATGTTCTGGTACACAGCCTTGTCCGTGCCTTCCACCGTCCTGGCGTCCACCACCTTGGTGTTCCAGAAGTCTCGCTTTGAGTGAAAAGTCTCGTAGAAGTACCCCGTGTTTCGCCGTGGGTTAGAAAACGCCAGCCAAAGTCGGTTGGGAGTGTTCTCGGTAAAGAAACCAGCCGTCACAGCCCAGATGCTGTCCTCGATACCGGACGCCTCATCAAAGATCACCATCACACCATCAAAGTTGTGAACTCCAGCATAAGCATCTGGGTTCTCGGCTGACCACAGCCGGCCCTCAACAGCCCAGTAGCGTGTGCCTTTTTTCAGATCCTTTTCCACCAGATCAGTGAGCCAGTTGGCAGGCGTGATCTTTGTCGCTGCAACCTCAAACCAGTGGCTGTTAATACTCATCGCCAACCACTTGGTGATCTCGGCCCATGTGACCGCACGAAGCTGAGACTCTGAGTTGGCCGAGATGATGGTGGTCGAGCCAATCCTGGTGGACAGCATCCAGATGGTCAACCAAGACACCAGTGCAGACTTGCCAATCCCTCGGCCAGAAGACACAGCATGACGCAGTGTCTCAAAGTCTATGCGGCCCTGCTGGCGCTTGATGTGCTCGGTGATCTCACGCAGCACCTCGCGTTGCCACTTGCGTGGACCCTTGAAGTTCGCCAGTGGCGTGTTCTCCTGGCCCCAAGGAAAAGCAAACAAGACAAAAGCCTCAGGGTCGTCGGCAATCGCCGGTGTCCACAGCGTTGCCATCAACTCTTGTTCGTCTTCGGGCTTGTAGATGGTGGTTTGCATTTATTTGTTCTGGCGACCTTGACGCATAAATTTACGCATCTCGTTTTGTGTGTATGCGTCTTGCTGGGCTTGTTCTGCGGCCAAAAGATCCGGCGCGGCAACACCCATTGTTGCGGCAATTGCGGCAGTTCTGCGGAATGGGTCAAAGGCGGCAAATCGGGAGCGCAACTGGTCAGTGTCTGCCGTTACATCCCACAACCTGCCATTTCCTCTATCCAAAGTGTGACCTGTGTATCCAAGAGACTGCACGTTGTCATAACCAGTGGCCCTTAACAAAGTATCGGCATCTTTGCCGCTGGTAATTGGCACCGGCGCATCAAAATTGGTAAATTCCACAGCAAAAGTGCCATCAGGGTTTGCCAATGCTTCTGGACGCGCTCTGTCATAACCACCGCCAAACTGATTCCAGTTTTCACGCTGGTTAGCAAAGAAGTCACGGGCATCTTGCACATCTTTAAATTCACGCCTTTCCCGACCAACAGTAAACCTTGCTTTATCAGACGGCAACATTGACTCACCAGCAAACTTACTCAGCTTTTGCAAGTCATCAGCATTTGGCGCATCAATTTGTAAATGACCAGATCTGTTAATCCTTAATGGGAAAACAGCGCCACCAGCACCATAAGCACTGGCATCACCAGCAGCATCTGTTGTCGTATATACGCCAGTACCATAAGCGTCACCAGTCCGAATTGATCCAGATTCACCGCCAGCGACCAGTTTCTTAATGTTTTCAGGTGTTTTGCTTCCATGAAACACCTCATCAGGAAACATAATTGCCGCCCTTTGCTCTGCCGTATTGTTTGCAGGCAAACCCAGACCGCCTTGAGATGGTGGGAGCGCGGCACGCTGCTGCGCCAGCCGCAAGGCTTCCTCTTGCGGTGCTGCCACGCCAGGTCGCAAGAAATTCATCCCACCAACAGCTTGCGTAGACATACCAACTGGCAAACCCCTAGTCGCAAAAGCTGCTTGCCTTGCCGCCCTCGCTGCCTGCAAGGTCGCCATCGTGGCAGGTTGCGCCAGTGGTGCTACGGCCATTGCCGCCTCAATAGCCTCTGGCCTAATCTGGGTGGTCATCCCTCTACCAGTTGTCAGTGGCTCGCCATAGGACAAGCGATCCAATGTCTGACTCACCGCTGGCAGTGACAAGAACTGCGCCATGCCCTGCATCTGCTGCGTGCGCTGCGGTGCGTAAGACGCAGCCGCCAAATCAGCCAAGTACCCAAGCACCTGGTTGCGTGGGGTCGCACTCAACGTGTCTTGGTACGCCAGCATGTTTGCTGGACGCTGGGCGAGGGCGTTTTGGTAAATCGGCATGGGGCGATGTTAATTGATTTTTTAAAAAACAAAAAATTAAAAATTGTGTGAGGGGCTACCGTCACCGTGACCTTCCGCCGCCGGCCCTACCCCCCCGCCCTCGCCGGCGGGACGGCCAGCCACGGGTTGTGCACAGGGTTTTGTCCACAGTTATCCACAGCGGCTTGTGAATAACTAGGAATGTAGGCAGTCGGTGCTAGTTTTTCTGTGGATAATTTGGCATCGACTTTACATAATGAACGTTGTAGGAAGTGACTACGCTTTTGCGTCAGGGTTAACCCTAATGCGTAGCCGGTTGGGCGCGTGCGCGTAACGATACAAAATCTATGCGGAAAGCGCATAACCCTCCCATCAACAACATTTAATCCAGCCAAACCAGCAGCGATTACCTCACCAAATGTCACGAATCAACAGCTTTGCTCTCGACATCCACTACGTTGCTTTCATCTTTAAGCACACGCTGCTTTGCTTCTTTGAGCGCATCCATGACGCTAATGCGGGTGTCGGTCACGGCAACGTCGATGCGATCGCCGTATCGTTTGGCGTACAGCTTTGACGCTACCCACTTGCGTGCGTCCACTTGCATACGCTTTTGCTGAACCCAAGCAGACGCCATTGGTCCTTCCAAGTGTGCTGGCATCTCTGCATCGGACAACTCGATGATCTCTTCAGCCAGTCGATCGGCACGGCTTTCGGTTGCTCGTTCGTACATGGCGCGGAACTCTGCATTGTTCCGAATCATGAGCATGGCGCATTGGTAGCTGGGCATACCAGGCTGCTTGAGGGTGCTGGTGATGCTTTTGCCAGTTGAGATCTGTTTGCATATCTCAGCCCAGATTGGGTGCTCAATCGGATACAGCGTTGGCCTGCCTGGACGATTCTTCACTGTCATTTCTGACGCCAAGTTTTCAGTCACTTGTGGACTCCTAAAAAATAAGGGTACTCACACCAATGCGGTGCTTTCCCCGAAAGTGCGGCAACTGCATTTGCACACGCCATCATGCTATCACCTCGATCTCAACCTTGTAAGTCTTGACAGTGCCGGGGCGCTGCCTGTACTGCCATTCCACCAACTGGCTTCCATCATCAATGCCAAGCCAATCAGCCACCCCATCACGCACAGCCTTGAATCCAGACTGAAGATTATCCCCATCCAAGGCCCTAGGAGCCACTCTGGTGAGCACAATCGTGCAAGGTGGGGCCGGAGGTGCGGCAACACTCGCCAGCGCGTTAAACGCCTTCTGGCGCTGACTCTTCACCAACCTCGCTTTCACCGCCCAGTGCATCCTCATGTTCGCCATGCTGACCACCTTCATGTCCATTTCCACTTCAATCATTCCAACTCCTTAAAAACCCCGAACCCCATGTACCGATACTTTGACCCGACTTTGTGTACCGAACCGAAGGGGGTATATATACCCCTTCGGTACGTTTCGGTACAACGGGCAAGTCGGGCATCGGTACGTTTCGGTACGTTTCGGTACATCGGTACATGGTTTCGGTACACTTGGACTGTACCGAACGAACCGAAATCGGTACAGATCGGTACGGTTCGGTACATTTCACCCTCAAAATAATTGCCGTTTCGGTACATCGGTACATCAATTCTGGCTGTTTCTGGCATGGTCATTGCTTAAATTGCCTCAGAATTTGGTGCCTTCGGTACGGTTCGGTACACGTCATTGCGCACGTTAACCATGTCCTTTTTGGTCAAACCCTCAACCGATTCCTTAAATCTTCTGGAGTTCAGCCCGTGGCTCTTGGCCGATTCCCGCCACTCATCGTAGTTCGCTGACACGGCCATACCGTCCAAGCCATCAGCCTGCTTCTTGACCTCGATAGCAACAAGGCAGTTCAATGCGATCAACTGGTTGCCCGGCAAGATCGTCCGCTTTTGCACGCTGCTGACCAGCCCTGAGATGTCCACACTGGTGAGATATGCACCCTTGACCGCATTGCCGTGCTTGTCGAGGATGGGCAGATCCACTTGGGTGATCTGGAAGTTCTTGGCCGCTGGCATTTCTGCGTCCTTCATCTTCTTAGACTCGAACTGGATGGTTTTGGTTCCCGAGTCCAACTGGCACTTGTACTCTGCATCCAATGCGCCCTTCAGTGCTGTGCTACCCCGTGACCGGTCCTTGTCCATTGCGCCACTGTGGTGTACAACCAACACACAGCACTTGTAATCTTGGCGCAAGTAAGTGTCCAAGTGCTGGATGAAGCTGTTCATGTCCTGAGTGCTGTTCTCATCCCCGCCCATGTTCCGAGCCAAGGTGTCGATGACGATCATGGATGGCACATGGCCGCACTCGGCCGACAAGGTTTTGATGGAGTCAGCCACCAGAGCAGCCTCTGTTGCGTCATACAGTTGCGCTGCCCTGTGGCTTTTAAACAACGGTGCGCCGTCAAGTGTGGTGCCATTGCCCAATTCCCAGCCCTTAAAGCGCCGAGCCAAACCATTGTGTCCCTCGCCAGCGATGTAGAACACTGCACCTTGCTGAACTTGGTGACCGTGCCAATCACGCCCGGTTGCCACGCAGCAGGCCAAGTCAATTGAGACAAAGGACTTTCCCCCGCCTGGGTCACCGAACACCTGCGCCAAGCTGTCAGCCTCGATGTAGTCATCGACCACCCACTTAATCTCGCTCAGTTGCAAGGAATCTGCTCTGGTGAACTCAAACGCCAGCTTGTCACGCACAGGCCCAGCCACGCGCTCAATTTGTTCTTTCACGGCATCCAGTCCTTGCAGGCAGTGCAGGTCATTCCAGTCTGTTGGCTTGTTGTCCACCATGTCAGCATCCCCGAATGATGGATACACAATCTCGCCAAACACCATCGCTGCCGCTGCTCGGCCCTTGGTCACTCCAGGGTTGCCCTCGGTGAACTGGTCATTGTCAGCGCCGATCACAATCTTGGAGCCGGGGAACATCTCCTTGGCTGCTTTGGCTACCTTGGACAAGTTGCCACAATCAAACGCCACCATGACGGTGTACCCCGTAGCCTCATGAATACTGGCGCAAGTGGCAAAACCCTCACCCACGAACACTATCTTGCGGTTACCCCGCAACTCAAAAAAACCACCCTCGATCTTGCCACCCTTCAAGAACCGCTTGTTGCCTTCTGCGTCAATGGTCTGGTAGGACAATATCTCCCCAGACTGATTGATCACTGGCACCACCAGACGGCCAGCCCTGTCAATCTTGATGCCATGTGCCTGAATGTGTTTCCTCACCAGGTAGGGGTGGTCGTCACTTGCATCAGCATATGTGCCGACCTCATCCTCTGCACGCTCTGCTGCCACCGCTTGGCTGGCAAGTCTCTCAGCCTCTTTCTTGGCCTTCAGATCAGCCACCCACTTGTCATGTTCAAACCTCTCGGTAAAACTCATGGTTCTGCCAATGTCAGCCACCCACTTAGCCTCAAAGGTTGGCTCTTTCCAGCAGCCGGCAATGCCCACTGGCACCTTGCCACTGGTGTGCAAGATGTACCACCCGTCAAGCGATCCCTTCTTGCTCGACACATGAGGCACCCGGTGGATCTCGCCGTCAGCGATGAGGTCTTTGATCAGCAGGCCACTAGCCTCACAGTGAGCGCGAAAAGCACCCTCAGGGTTGATCAGGTCTTGGCTCTCTGTTGCTGCTGCAAAGCCATTGGGGAAGATGGTTGATAAGTTAGTCATTAAATTCTTTCGCTGAGTAATTTCCATGCTGTTGCTGCGCACAGTGGGACTTGTCCGTTCCCAATGGCCTTAAGTCTGTCCACCCTAGCGGCCACCCCATCATTGCCTCGTATGTAGTAGGGTTGGGGTAGATCGTTCCAGTCACCAGTCCACCAGTCAAATTCTGAAATTGTCTTTTTCTTGATTGGAAATTTGCTGTCCCCGTGGTCCCCTTGTAATCGCATCTTGTTGGAGTGGCCCACAATCCAAATTCTGTCTCTTCTGTGATTGGCTCCAACATCGGCTGCTCCCACAACAGTCCATTTACAGTCATACCCCATTTGGGCAAGGTCGCCAACGACTCTTGTTCCTCCTCGAGAAGTGAGCATTGGGGAGTTTTCCACAAAGACAAATTGTGGTTGTACTTCGCCAACCACCCTTGCCATGTGGGACCACATTCCTGATCGCTCTCCGTCCAAGCCATCTCCCTTGCCTTGTGCGCTGATATCTTGGCATGGAAACCCGCCCGAAACGACGTCAACAATTCCTCGCCACGGCTTTCCGTCAAAGGTTTGTACGTCATCCCAAATCGGGAAAGGCGGGAGAAGTCCGTCATTTTGTCGGGCGCACAGTACGCTTGCTGGATAGGGTTCCCATTCAACGGCGCAGACTGTTCGCCATCCGAGAAGTTTCCCGCCAAGTATTCCTCCACCAGCGCCTGCGAAAAGAGCCAACTCATTCACGTTGCCTCCACCAGTTCAGGCCAGATGGACTGCCAACTGCCTTGGCACACCATCTTGCGCCCTAACCGGCCACCGGTCTCTTGCTCTACTCTCACAGCCTCAGAGGCTGACATCTCTCTGCGCCCAGTCAGGCACTGGTAGAGATACTGTTCATTGATGCCAACTTTTTCTGCCAGTTGTCGGCGCTCGTCTGGTGTGATTTGTGTGTTCATAGGCTGGTGAGTCTAGCAGACTGCTTGAACAACAACGCATTAGGGAAAACACCTATGAAATATTTTCTAGCAGGGGGCTTGACAAGATCTAGCATTACGCTAGAATTCATCACATGGCAGGGAAATAGTTCACTGACCATCACGCCGAAAGGCCATAACTTAGGAGGTCACATGACCGATTTCACTTTCTCTCCCGCAGACTTCAACGCTACTGAAATCACAGTAGTCGCTAACACGCCAGACGGCAAACAATACCTGGCAGAGCGGTATGGCTTTGCTTGCGTTTCCATAAACATTCGTAAGTCTGCTGCGCCAGATCTTGCTGATAGTTTTGAATTCCAGGGTTTGTCTTACAACTAAATCAAATGGGGCCACGGCACCCTGCCATTGAAAGCAAACCATGAAACACCACAAATACCACCAGCATTACCAGGTTAAAGCAGCCAAGCTGCATGGCCGTGCAGACGCTGCATATGGCATTGCATTGGCCTGCATCATCGGCATTGGCTTGGCAGCTTGCCTGTTCTATGGGTTGTCAGCATGATGGACGACACCACCATCATCAGGCTTGCCCAGCAAGCCGCCAAAGACGAGTTGGCTGTTGCCGTGTTTACCGTTAACGAACTGGTACGCTTTGCTGACCTGTGCTTTGACGAGCAAACCAAAGCACCTCCAGCCCCTCGTGGCGTCATGGTTTTTGACTACGCCGCCAATGGCATTCAGTTGACTTGCCATCTTGATTACGAGGCAGCTTTTGCAGGCTCACCTGATGAGCCTGGTTACCCCGAGAGTGTGACCCTCGAAAGCGCCTACCACTTGGGTGAAAGCATTGCCCACCTACTCTGCGATAGCGTGGTCGAGGAAATTGAAGACGCCGCACTGGCACACATAAAGGAAGACCAAAATGATTTCTGAATTGATTGCGCAACTGCGCCAAGCCAAGCTGGCCGAAGCTACCGCTAAGGCCGACCGCCTGCGTTTAGAAGAGTTAATTGAAAAGCAGTTCACAAAGCCTGATGGCGGTGAAGGTAGCCACACCGACGAGGAGGTCAAGATCACATGGAAGATCAACCGCACGGTTGACACGGCCAAGGTCCAAGCCGGCTGGGACTCGCTGGGTAAGAACGCCCAAAGTGCTTTCCGCTGGAAGGCCGAAATAGACCTGACGCACCTGCGTGCCTTAAAAGATCTGGATTCAGCAGCCTACGCACAGGCCGCTGAGTACATCACGAGCAAACCTGCAAAACCCTCCATTGAACTTTTGAAAGACTGACATGTTTGATTTGAAATCCATCTCCAAGACGCGCCGAGTGCGCAGCCCAAAAATTGTGATCGTTGGTCAAGGAAAGATCGGCAAGACCACGTTTGCTGCTATGGCCCCCAACGCCATTGGCATCTTGACTGAGGACGGTGCTGACGCTGTGGACGCTAACGCATTCCCACTGGCGACTAGCTTGGCCGAGGTCTACACGGCCATTGACACGCTGATCAACCAAGAGCACGAGTTCCAGACGCTGTTCATTGACTCGCTCGATTGGCTTGAGCCACTGGTGCAAGACCATGTGTGCAAGGCCAACAACTGGAAGAACATTGAGCAGCCAGGATTTGGCAAGGGCTACATTGCCGCAGCCGAAGAGTGGCGCAACTTGTTGTCTGGTCTTGAGGTGCTGCGCTCCAGCAAGGGCATGGGCATCATCTTGATTGCGCACGACAAGATTAAGAGAGTTGAAGACCCGTTGACAGAGGGCTATGACAGTCATGTGCTGAAGCTGCACGACCGCGCTGCTGGCTTGGTCCAAGAATGGGCTGACGTTGTTGGCTACGCAGGGTATCGCATCTTCACCAGCAAGACAGACGCTGGCTTTGGCAACAAAGAAACCAAGGCCACCACCACTGGTGAGCGCATCTTGCACGTTGAACCTCACCCGGCCCATTGTGGTGGTAACCGCTTTGGCCTGACAAATATGCCGCTTGACTGGGCGGCATTCCAAGACGCACTGACCACAGCGCAGTCTTGATCACTCAGTTCGTAACCTTAACTTTGAAAGAAAACAATGGCACATTTTAATTTTGACGCCTCGCAAGTGGCACCCCAGGCATCTAACGGCCCAATCCCTGCTGGCACTTATCTGGCACACATCACAGAGTCTGACGTTGCGCCCCTGCGCTCGGGCAACGGCACTGGCTTGAAGCTGACGTTTGAGATCATTGACGGCCAGTACAAGGGCCGCAAGGTGTGGGACAACTTGAACATCCAGCACAGCAACGAAGACACGCAGCGCATTGCCCAGTCGCAACTGTCTGCGCTGTGCCACGCTGTGAACGTGATCAAGCTGCAAGACACTGCTGCCCTGCACATGAAGCCGGTTAGCATCAAGGTGGTGGTGCGTGAGGCCAAGGGTGAGTACCAGGCCAGCAACAACATCAAGGGCTACGAAGCTGCTGGTGGTATCCGTCCGGCTGCACCAGCCTTTGTGGCGCAGGCCGAGGAAGCACCAGTTGCCAAGCCAAGCGCACCAGCTTGGGCCAAGAAGTAAATCATGGCCGCACTTCCACAATCTGTTGTGGACCCTGTGGCCGATGCCATCTTTGCCAGTTACAAGGCAAAGTATGGTGTTGAGTCACAGCGCCCCTATCTTGGTGCTAGTGCGATTGGCAAGCCCTGCTTGCGTCAGCACTGGTACAGTTTTCGGTGGTCAAAGCCTGCCGAGTTCTCTGGCCGCTTGTATCGAGTGTTCCAGACGGGTCACCTGCAAGAGCCGCGCATCTACGCTGACCTGGCTGCGATTGGCTGCACCGTGTATGACATGGACCCAGCGACCGGCAAGCAGTGGTCGTTCACAGAGCCAACTAGTGGCAACCATTTCAAAGGCAACGCTGATGGCATTGTGACTGGTTTGCCGCAAGCGCCGAAGTCTCCGCATGTGCTGGAGATCAAGACGGCATCAGACAAGATGTTTAAGGACATGCAAAAGTCTGGAGTCAAGAAGGCCAAGCCCGAACACTACGCGCAGATGCAGATGTACATGAAATGGAGCATTGACTTGTACGGTGAGGATGGCTGCACCCGCGCCATCTACATTGTGGTCAACAAGAACGATGATGACATCTATACCGAGCGCCTGGAGTACGACAAGAACGAAACGCAAGCCATCATTGACAAAGCCTTGGCGGTGATTACGGCCACCGAGCCGCCGGTGGGGATCAGCCAAGACCCGTCTTGGTACGAGTGCAAGTTCTGCGATTACCACAGCATCTGCCACGGTACTGATGTGCCTGCGCCCACCTGCCGGTCATGCGCCCACGCTACGCCCGAGATGGATGGCGATGCACGCTGGTCTTGTGCCGAGCACAGAGCCGATTTGCCTGTTGACATTCAGCGCACTGGCTGTGACTTGCATCGGTACATCCCGATCTTGCTGTCTAAGAGCGCCACGCCAGTGGACATGGTGGACGGTGGTGTGGTGTATGAGATGGATGGTAAAAGGTTTGTCAACGGCACGCCAGCCAACCATCCAACGCACATCAGCAGCGCCGAGATTCACGCTTGCAATGACAAGACAGCGTTAATTGATGAGTTTGCACTGGATCTAAGACTTCAACATGGAGGTCAATTTGTATGAACCCCCCACCTATTCAAGACATCACTTTGCGTGATTATTTGGCCGCTGCTGCGTTGACTGGGTTGCTTGCCAATGGTGATCGTAAAACGGCTGTGGGACAAGCCTACAAGTTGGCCGATGAAATGCTCAAGGAGCGCCAAAATGCAGCTTCGTGAATATCAAAGCCGCACGATTAGCGACCTGTTTGATTGGTGGACCAACCACCAAAGCCATGACGAGATCCCTTTGCTGGTGCTGCCTACTGGCTCGGGCAAGTCGGTGATCTGCGCTGAGATCGTGCGCCAGATGTGGGACCAGTGGCCTGAGTACCGGCCACGCACGGTGGTGCTGGTGCCCAGCAAGGAACTGGCCGAGCAGAACGCAGCCAAGTTGCAGGCGCTGCTGCCGGACAACATCCATGTGGGCTTTGTCAGCGCCAGCCTGGGCAAGAAGCAGCACCATGCTGATGTGATTGTTGCGACCATTGGCAGCATCCACAAGTCAGCGCACCTGCTGGGTGACATCAAGGTGGTGATCATTGACGAGGCGCACCTTGTCAGCACCAAGGCGTCTGACGCTGGCATGTACCGCACGTTCTTGTCCAAGTTGGGTGAGATCTGCCAGTTCCGCACGGTGGGCATGACGGCCACACCGTTCAGGGGCAACCAGGTATGGCTGACCGATGGCGATGATCCCCTGTTCACCGGCATTGCGTCCAACGTCAACATGCGTGAGTTGCTGGACCAGAAGTTTCTGTCGCCACTTGTGCCACCGAAGGTGCAGATGGTCACCAAGATTGATGCCAGTCAAGTGGGCATCTCCAATGGTGACTACAAGATTGGAGAACTGTCCGAGGTGGTGGACTCTTACTTGCTGCAAGTGGCCCAAGAAGCCGTTGTAATGGCCCAGCATCGCCGCAAATGGATTGCCTTTACACCAAGTGTCGCCAACGCCGAAAGCCTGTCAGACAAGCTAAACGAGCGAGGCATTGTCAGCGCCGTGGTTTGTGGCGAAACACCAGCACAAGAGCGTGCCGACTTGATTCGCCAGTTCAAGGCGCACCAGATCCATTGCTTGGTGACGGTGCTGGCGCTGTCCACTGGCTTTGATGTGCCTGACGTTGACTGCATCATCTGGTGCCGGCCAACCAAATCGCCAGTGCTGTATGTGCAGGGCATGGGCCGAGGCACACGCATTGCTGATGGCAAGGAAGATTGCTTGGTGCTGGACTTCACCGACACCGTTGAGCGCCTTGGGCCAGTGGACATCATCAAAGGCAAAAGCCGTGGCAAAAGAACTGGCGACCAGTCTGCCCCGTTTTGCATCTGCCCAGAGTGCGGTGAGCGCAACGCACCGGCAGCACTGGTGTGCGCCGCCTGTGGTGGCACGATCAAAGAACTTGAGTTGCCAAAGTTGATAGATGTCAAGTTGTCTTACGCTGCTTTGTTATCAGCGCAACAGCAAGCCATCAACACTTGGCACGATGTCACCAGGGTGGACTACAAGCTGCACCGCAAGCCTGGCAAGCCCGACAGCGTAAAAGTGGATTACTACGATGGCCTGCTATGTGTTGCCAGTGAATGGGTGTGCTTGGATCATGGTGGCTTTGCAAGAAGCAAGGCGTTGAACTGGTGCGATCAGCGCAATGGATGCCAAACCACCACAGAAGAACTGCTTGACACTGGATACACATTGATGACCCCCACCCGCATCGCCACCCGTAAGAATGGAAAATTTACAGAGGTCAAAGAATATGAATTTAGTCGAACTGAACGCCATCAAAACGCACCTGAAGAAGCAACTCAAGGACATTGAATCCATCCAGGTGACTTGCCTGCGTTGTGAGCATTTGCAATCTGGCAACGTGTGCCAGAAGTTTGATGCCAGGCCACCTGCTGAGTGGCTGCACGGCACCGTGGATTGTGAACATTGGGCATGGGATAACATCCCGTTCTAGCAATATGCTAGAATACTCTAACTAAGGAATAAATCGGCATGACCAGATTTGAGGTATGGGAATCGCGCAACCTAGCGAAGTTTGCCCAAGACGCCACCAAGCGGCTGTCTGAGCAAGAAGAGCTGATCGAGAGTCTGCAAGCAGACTTGAAGACGGCCATCCGTGCCTACCGGCACTTAGTAATCGAAAGAGCAAAAAATGAAGTCCCATCACGACAAGATTAGGCAGTGCTTGCGCGATCATCCAGATGGCCGCACTGCGGCTGAGATCGCCGAGTGTGCAAGCGTAAAAATTGACAGCTTGTGGAAATCGTTGGATACCTGTTTTGGTATCTACGTTGACCGCTGGCAAGGCCCGTTCAGGGGCCAGTGGGCCGCTGTGTATTGCCTGGTTGACGTGCCAGAGAACTGCCCGAGGCCATCATGAGTTTCGTTACCAAACAGCTTGTTCTTAATTCGCAGCCGCCGCCTTCGCACCAGTTTAAATTGTGCGCCAAGTGCCAGCTTGAAAAGCCGCCAGAGGGCGGCATCAACATGAACCCTACACGCTGGATCTGCGCCGCGTGCTGGACACGTCAAGCAACTAGGAGAAAGTCATGATTCAAGATCTGAAAAAACTGTGGACCACGCCAAGCCCTGAGTCAATTGCGTTGCGTGAGCTTGAGGACTCGCGCCGCGAGTTGCTTAACGCGCACACACAACAGGAATACTCGGCCAAGATGGTCGAATTCCACAAAGGCAAGATCAAGCGACTGACACTATTTTTGAAAGAAAACATGAACGAGGAGCAGACATGACACACGCACAAAAAGTATTTGAAGCCTTGATGCGCTCTAAGGGGCACACGGACTTCTACATGAGCAAACAAGGCAAATACGTTAACCCAAGCCTTCAAACGCGCTGGAGCTATTTTCAACTCGGATGGGAAATGAAAGGGGTGACAGCATGATCTGCGACCAATGCGAAACAGTAGCGCACTGCACAAAATACGGTTGCATCCCTGAAAGGATAGGCAAGCCAAAACCCGCAGCACAGCGGCAATGGGTTGGGCTCGCGGATGAGGAAGTTTACCCACTCGCCAATGAACACCTGCACCACCAAATAGAAAGCTACGAGGTGAGCGGGATTTACAACCTTGCCCGATCCATCGAAGCCCGATTAAAGGAGCTAAACACATGACTTGGATTCTTTCAGTGTGTTTTGGGATGTCTTTTGCTATTTGCCACATGCAGCGCGAATACGAATACAAGACCCAAGAAGATTGCTACAAGGCGAGAGAAAGCATCTTGCCTCAAATTGGAAAAGGGCATGCAGTTTGTGCGCCGCGAAAGGAGAAGAACAATGGATAAAGACGAAGTATTGAAACTGGCGCTGGAAGCGCTGGAAGCACACGCAGACATCGGCATCAAATCCGACAAAGCCATCACCGCCATCAAGCAAGCCCTTGCAGCACCTACTGTGCAGGAGAACACAATGATCTACAAAACCTTTGAGCAGTGGAAGAATGGCAACGTGCTGGAGCATGGCGTTCCCCGCACCGAGCATTACAGCGAAGACCAACTCGATCTGGTGGAGATGGGCTGGAACTATGGCTACGATGCTGGCCGCGCAGTGGAGCAAGCCCTCGACAAGAAGGCAGAGAACGCCAGAGAGTTGGGGCTGGACTATGAGCCTGTGGCGTATATCCGAGTGAGCAAGACAGGCCATGTTATGGCTTGCGCTCAAACGGGCGACTTCTATGCGCTTGCACACGGCACAAAGCTCTACACCACCCCACCCGCACAGCCAGCACCTGCGCCAGAGGGCCGAGACTGGTCTTTGCTTGAAGCCACGCAGGAATCGCTGCGGGAGCATATGTCTGAGATCAAGCGACTGAAAGCAGCACCGCCAGCCGTGCCTGATGCCATTGGCCCAAATGAAGACGAACTACCTGCATATGTGGCAGGGTGGAACGATTGCCGCCAAGCAATGCTGGAGATGATGAAATGACTGAATGCCAGCACCGATGGGAAGAAGTGCCTGACAAACTGATTTACAAATGCGCCCGGTGCGGCGCTTTTATGAGGATCATCAAATGACCACAACCAACACAGGCGCTCACGTCATCAAGGCATTTGAGGCGTTTGAGGCTTTCGGCAAGCTGACAGCGCAGAAGTTCGCAGACTACGCCGACATCGGACGCTACGATGCACACGCTGTGCTGAATCGCATGAACAAACGCACCAAGGCGGGGGAGAAGCGCATCTACGTTGCAGACTGGACCCACGACCACGATGATGCACGGCGTTACCCCCGCGCCGTGTTTATGCTGGGTGACAAACTCGACAAGCCAAGACCCAAGCCCAACGTGCGAGAGAACCGCCGCAGGAGTGAGCACAAGACCATCAACACCATTCGCATGAGCAGCGTGTTCAATATGGGATTGACCCGTGACAAGGTGCGGGAACTCAGGAAATCATTATGAGCATGACTTACCCTCACTGTGGTGCGTGGACATCGGTGAAGGAAACCCGAACACGCAAGACAGACGGCGTGGTGACGCGCCGTTATGAGCGCGCCAACTTGCACCGCTTTTCAACCGAAGAGCGTGTGAGGGTTAAGACAGAAACAGTGCAATCTCTGCCTTGCGGCGGCGCACCAGCCCCGGTAGAACTTTTCCGCCAGCCTTAGACCAAGCCAAGAACGCCTCGGCTGCGCCGTCCCAGTCTTCCCGCAAAATTTTCTGGCGGATGGTGCTGCGCTGAAAGTTGCCCGAGCCTACATTGAAGGCCAAAGCGACACAAGCGTCAAACTTGCGCTGATGCCCAGCCAGATTGGGAGCAAGTCGAAGAACACTGCGTTCAAAAGAAACGAGGTCATCCTTGAAAATCGCAACCAGTTCTTCCTTCGACCAGACCCGGTTGTCTTCTGGCTTGAGTTGGTAGTCATCACGGATCATTCCTGTGTATGCGCCAGTACGCACGTTGGGCAAGCGCAACTGATCGCCGTACATGGCGTGGCCCCACCCAACAGTCCAAATTTTTGCGCTGCATTTGTACGGCTTGTTTCTGTAGCCCTCAAACTCGTGCATCAAGTGGATGCCTTTGTCAGAAGTTTTCACTTCTTGCTCCACTGGCGGCTACCAAACCAAAATCCCACGATTCCACCCAGCATAGCCATCTCGTCGCCGGAGAAGATTAAGTCGGAGTAGCGGATCACGTCGTCAATGCTGGTGATCAAGCCGGGATGCTGCCATAGGTAGAAGCAAAGGAAAGCGTTGATTGCCACCAGCTCAAATATAAAGATGTACGTCACCGTGGGGCGTACAGTGCCCACGTAGTTGGCAACCCATGTGGAAGCTTTGGCAAGCACCGCCTTGTCGTGCTCCTGAGCGCCTTGCACCATGCCAGCCTCGGCCTCGGTCATACGGGCCTCGGTCTCCATTGCCACCTGCTCGGTGCGGATTTCTTCGATCTTGGCTTGCGCAGCAAAGCCAGCAGCGGCCAGTGCAAGCTCACGCTCCGTCTGAACAGCAGCCAGTGCCAATTCATGCTTTTGATCAGCCTTGTTCTGAAAATACTCCAGCAGCTTTGGCAGACCAGAGATCAGCAGACCCCCGAGAGTTGAAATAAGTGAAAGCATCAGTTACCCCTTTTAATAAGCATGTTTGCTGCAATATCCAGCATGGAGTGTATGTTCTCCATGTTCTCGGGCTGCGCTACCCATCCAACCGTTATTTGCCCAATAAACCTGCTTCGGTCGGGTGGCACGCTGATTCGGCAGGTGTAAGAAACACCCTGTGCAATATACCAAATACCCAACTGTGACTGCGCTCGTAAATACGGACTGCAAGGTATCTCTCCCGCCATCAGCTTTACAACATCATTGTTGTTTGACACGTTTGTCGTAAAAAGTCCGACATCCAAACCTTCCATGTCTTTGCTGCGCCCATCCTTGGTGTACAGGCGGTACAGGACGCGAGTCCCAAAAATTGGGTTAACTTTGAAGATGGCAACAAACTTGGCATCCGTTTGTTTAAACAGCAGGCTTGCCGCATCATCCACGCGCTCCTCATGGATTGTTGGCATCTTCTTGTTCTCCTGATACGCGCCGATCAATACCGTTTGATTTTGCCAAACAAAATACCCGGTAAACGTAACCAGACCCATGATAAGGATGGCAAAAAGTTTAAACGGGGAGTCTACATACCCGAGCACTTTGTCGAGCATCGTGCTGGAACCCAGCTTCTCATCCGCCATACAAAACCTCAACAAGAACCTTAACGCACCAGACAACAAGCCCGACAAGAAGGACCGCAGCAATGAAACTGACGGCCCAGTCTTTCATGGTTAGAGTCCGAAGATCTTTTTAACCATCTCAGCCGCAACGCCAGGGCCAAGCAAGACCGCAGCGATTACTGCGTAGAGCAGATACTCGATTTTAGCCATGCGCTTGGAGCCTGACTCAAAACTTTTTTGAATGCCTTCGTAACGATGCGCGCACACTTGCTCGTGCGTGGTCAATCGTGCGTCCGTCGCGCTAATTTGCTCACTCATTTACTTCACCAATGCGTTTTTGTTGGAACTCTTAGGAGCCAACTGGTTTGGCTGTTGCAGTGATTTCTCAAACTGCTTCTTCACTTGGCGTGTACGCGCAACTTCAGCGGCTGTTTGCACGCCAGGTAGGCGCACGGGCAATTTCTGCAAAGCCTCAAGGCCACGCAAGACAGCGCCAGAAGTGTTGCTGTAATTGACAGCGCCAGGCTCTTTGACCACCACATCTTTGATGGCATCTCTCAGATCCATGATTTGATCACGGCCAGATTTGCCATACATGTAAACCAACTTGTCTTCGTTGTCCAGTTGGTTGATGAACGTGTTGAGGTTTCTGAAAGACATCTGATCACCTTTGGTGAGCATCTCTTTCATCTGTTGAATGGTTTGGCCTTGCAATTCTTTGTAGGCTTGTTGGCCGGCTGGTCCACCTTTTTTCAGCAAGGTGGTGACCGTGCGCATTTCTTCCAAAGAGCCGTCCAACACAATATGCTTGAACACATCGTCAAGCGCCACCCTGCGGTCAGCATAACCAGACTTGGTGCTCAACAACTTGTCCACTCTGGACACGTCTTCAAACTGCTTTGCCAATTGCTCTCTGGCTTTGCGTGCCGCTTGATACAACTCACCGCCAGCACCCTCACCCATCTGGGTAATGATGTTTTTCATAGGCTTGGCGTTTGCCGAATCTTTGACTGTGCCAATTTGCTGGTAGATGTCTTCAAGAGCACGCACAGAAATTGCGCCAGTATTTTGTGGGTCATTCATTCTCAATGACTCAGCCACAGAATCCAAGATTGGGTCTAGCTTTTGGCGCTGTGTTGGCGTCTTGGTGTTAATGTAATCCAGCAAACTTTGATACGGCACTTGCTGCAATGTCTCGCCAGCGTTGTCGGCTCGGGCATATAACTGCTTGTACGCATCAAATTTCTTGGTGTACTCGTCGTTCAACGCCTTGTCTACGATTCGGCCCACAGCCCTCATTTGCGTTGGGTCGGCAACTTCTGCGCCGACTTCGTTAGTCATGCGCTCAAAGTTGCGAATAATGTCTTGCTTTTTACCAGCTTCAAATGCTCTGGCCTTTTCAGATAATTCAATTTTTACGTCTTCAGGAATGCCGGCAATGACGCCACGTTCAACTTCAGATTCAAACTGTTGTTTTTGCAAATTCTTTTCACGCTCACCGGCTTTAGCACGAATATTAAAGCGTTGCAAACGCTCTTGGCGCATCAGATCTTCTGCGGTAGTCGCAGCACCCATGCCTTGCATTTGCGGTTGCTGTGGCGTTGGCAATACTCGCGCCAAAGCGTTCTGCACGGGTGGCACAACTTGAGCAACCATTGGCCGAGCAGCCGCAGTGGTTTGCTGAAAAGCAGGGACAGCCAAAGCATTGAGGGTGGTGCCAACACTGCCAAGTGTCGGAGGCAATGCCGCCGTCAGAGGCTGCAAAAACTCACCAAATGCACCCAAAGCCTGTTGTGCAGTCTGTGTGCGGGGCTGATACTGAACAGCCTTCATGCCAGCTTCCATAGCCTTGCGGCCTTCTGGCGTGTTGATGCCTTTGCCGCTGGCAGCAAGTGAGATGCCACCCGCAATTGGAGAAATCAAACCGCCGGCCAAGGTGGCACCCAGTGCTAGCGGTGTTTCAATGATGCCGGCAACACGATCACGCATTGACACTTCTGGTGGCTTAACACCAGTCACCACATTTTCAGCGCCAGGAATTGCCGCAGCCGCGCCTAGCCCAATGGTCTTGTAAAAGTCCATCTTGGGAATCTGGCTGTAAAACTTCTGGTGCAGCGAGTCGGCCAGTTTTACATCTGGCACGGCATCGTACTGCGGATACGCTGCGCGAAATTCGGCGAGTGTTGCCATAATTAAAGTCCTGGTAAGCCCAACGGATTGTTTGCACTTGCACCGGGTATGCCACTTGTACCGACAGCACCGCCCATTTGCCTTGCACCCGGTCCAGCTTGAATTTCCATTGCCTTGATGGCAGTTCTACGCGCTTGTTGCTTTTGCGCAATCGTGGCAGCGTCATCACCAGGCTTAGGAAAGTAATTTTTCTCGGCAGTTGCAAATTCATTTGCACCAATTGCAGCGCCAGATTCTTTTCGCAAAATGGCCGTAATAAAGTTGATCCTTGCTTGAGCCACTTGTTGTTGCTCTGGGCTAAGACCACCCAAAATCCGAGGCAATGCGTTAAAGACGGAACCAGACGCATCTTCAAGTTTTTCACCAAGAAGTGGTGTAAGCCCAACAACCCCGCCAACAACATTCTTGATCAAGCCGGTATTTGTTTTTCCGGCGTTTTCCAATGGCTCCAAAATTGCATTGGCCTCTCTCATTCTCAGGCCGTAAGCCGTAGCGTTGCCTTGAGATTCTGTCAGCGCAGTGCCTTTGCCACGCAATGGTGTACCAGCCGCAGAAGCAACAGCCGCTGGCTGATCCAACACACTGGTCATGCCGGGGATGGCTTGTGTTGCTGGCGATGGCATACGTGGCCCAGGCATACCCGCACCAGGGGCCGCTGGAGCAGCCGCAGGCGTAGCGCCACCAATTGAAACAGGGAAAGCCTGCAAGGTGCGCTTGTTGACGCCAACAATTGAACCGTCTTCAGCTTCTTTCAATTCAAAGCCAGGATTGGCCTTCTCAAACGCAAATTTTTGCTGCGCCAAATTAAGTTGACCTTGCGACACACCCAACTGCTTTTGCGCGGTGAGTTCACCAATAGTCGGTGTCTTAGTAATGGCCGCACCAGCAATAGGCTGACCGTAACCCGGCATCATTGGGTTGTCTTGAATACTCAAAATCTGACCGCCTGCTTCTTGGCGTACAGTCTTGGGCAGCATCATTGGCAGCTTGTCTTTGGCGTCCAAGATGCCCATAATTTTTTCAACTCGATATTGTCGATATTGATCTGGGTTTAAATTTTGAACTCGTTGAATTTCTTTCGTAGCCGAACGCATGTCAAAGATGCCTTCTTTGACGCCTTTGGTTAATTCAG